GGGATTTATTTAAAAAACGTTTACGTCAGCGGAACAAATTCATTAACTCGTTACAAAACTAGAACCACTGTTTCCGGAACAGGGGCATGGAAACTCATAAGAGAATATTGTTCAGTAAAGGAGGGAGCATACCCATACGATTATACTCAATTTGAAGCTACCTTGCATCATTACAGCATCATTGATGGTATAATAGCCAACGGCAATACCAATCCAGAACCCATCATTACAATTAGTAATGATGTTTCTGCGCCTCCATCAGATTTAGTAACTAAACACTATCCAGAACAATTTCCATGTGTTGACAATGGCCCATGTGTGTTCGTACCATTTACTCCAGTTCCTCTTAGTGGGCCGTTATCTGGAGCTGAAGTTTACCCGCGAGACCGTGTGACAGGGCTTCCTACTTCTTCTTGGGCGAATATAGATAACAGAGCCGCCGTTCAAACAGCAATCGATCAGGCCCAAGCAGCCGGTCATGGTAGGGTTTTCTTGGGGGGCGGCAGGATCTATATAGGCGCTCCATTGATTCTACGGTCTAAAACCAAGCTTATGGGAACAGGTTTAGGTAGGACTAGGGTTTGCGCCTCTAGTTTTTGGGTTCCTACTAGTGGTTATGTGTTTATGATAACTACTGATAATTACAAAAATGCAACTACCTCGTTATCATTCCTGAGTATAGATACACCGAGACTACGAGGATCTTTTTCTTTAAATTCTACTACCGGGTATGACATGTATACTGGAGACAGGTTCTCGGGCATCCATTGGAGAGCTGGTAGACACTCTAAGATAGGGCACATATATCTTGAGCGAGAATATTTAGAAAATATACTCAGACATCCGATGAATTATATGTACCTGACGGATAATGGTGGGGGTAGACATTATGGTATAGGTGCTGATGGTCGCGGCAACAGTGGAAGAAAATACAGAGCAGTTAGGATGGAATCTACTACCGAACCTACTCATTTTTATGCGTTTAATCTTGAAGCCGGTAAGAGTACGAGCAATCTTATATTTACACCGGAAACGAACGCCGAGCTCATTAACTGCAAAAATGTTCGTATTTATGGAACAAAACGCGAAGGCGACGCATCAACGATCATCATAACAGATTGTGACAACATAGCGTACTATTCTGCGGGTGGCGCTATGTTAACAACAATAAGATATGGTGAAGTTCCATCATCTCACATTTATGTAAAGGGGTCATCAACAAATATCTTAATTACTCTAAGCCAGCCGCAGCAGGCAGTTAGTTTTACGTCATACAACATAGTAGATAGAACTTTACCTGCCATATCAGGTACTGTCACAGTTAACGGAACTGTGGTCACGGGAACTGGTACTTCGTTTACAACATCATTATCCAGTGGCGTATTGGGGTCAATAAAATCAAAACCTAACGGCGTTATTTCGAGCGTTAGATTTAATAATTCTGTTATTAGTGTGAATGGGATCATAAAGGAAGTGGTCGATATAACTAATAATACTCAACTTACTGTTAATTCTGCATTCAGCGGAGTATCCACTACCACTCAATACGGCTTGTTTAGAATACCCGCTATTAAACACACTGAAGTTTTAGCAATTTACAAAAAAGGCAGTATAAACGATGATGCGATGTGGTAAAGTTAACCAACCTAAATAAAAAGTTAGACTACAATCGGAGACCTTAATGGCCAATCCTAATTCTAGAGAAACCCTTAAAGATTATTGCATGAGATCGTTAGGATTTCCAGTCATTGACATCAACGTTGATGAAGATCAGCTAGAAGATCGAATAGATGAGGCATTACAAAAATTTTATAGCTTTCATTTTGATGGAACGCTAGATACGTATCTAGCGCATAAAATCACAGAAGCAGATGTGCAAAATAAGTATATTCTTGTGCCCGATTTAGTTGTAGGTGTTACTAGAATTCTTTCTATAAGCAGTTCTGTTGTAAACTCAACGTCAGCCGCTAACTTTAATATGTTTGATCTAAACTATCAGTTAAGGCTTAATGAATTTTACGATTTCACTTCTTCTTCTTACACATATTATGTTATGGCTCGGCAGCATATAGAATTAATTAATTTACTTCTTGTAGGTGAAAAACCAATTAGATTTAACAAAACTACAAACAGAGTTTATTTGGATCTTCGTTGGGGATCTGCTGTTAATGTTGATGATTATGTCGTTTTACAATGTCAAGCTATAACAAATCCAACAGAGTATATAAAAGTTTATAACGACAACTGGTTAAAAGAATACACCACTTGTTTGTTTAAGCGTCAATGGGGATTAAACGTTTCTAAGTATTCCAACTACTCATTGCCTGGCGGTATTCAAATTAATGGGGAAAGAATTTTAGCCGAGGCGGAAGCTGAGAAACTTAGATTAGAAGGTGTTCTAAGAGATACTTACGAAGAACCTCCGATGTTTTTAGTCGGTTAAAATAATAGGTAAATATAGATGGCGATTTCTGTATATTTTAACAACCAAAATGCAACTAGAGAGCAATTTCTTGTTGAAGATTTTGTCATAGAATCTATAAAGAATCATGGCATTGACGTTTATTATATTCCTAGAGCGTCACAGAGTACAATTGACGTTTTGTTTGGCGACGATACCGTCAAATATTTTAATGATGCGGTTAAAATTGACGTTTACCTAGAAACTTTTGATGATTATGAGGGCGACCAAGAATTTTTCTCTAAATTTGGATTAGAGATTAAAAAATCTGCCAGAGTAGCCTTGGCCCGCAGAACTTTTGAAAAGTTTGTATCCTCTGCTACGAATATTGACTTTCCTCGCGAAGGCGACTTAATTTGGTTGCCTATTCAGCAAAAATTAATGGAAATTAGATTCGTAGAACAAGAAAAAAACTTTTTTCAATTGGGTAGAAACATAGCTAAAGCAGCTTATATGTATGGATTAAGTATAGAAGCCTTTAAGTATAGTGGTGAATTTTTAAACACAGGTATGACTGAAATTGATGATATTTCTGCCGATAACACATATTCTATAGAGTACTCTATGGCATCTGGAGTGGGCAGTTATAAAAAAAGAGAAATCGTCTATCAAGGTCCTTCTTTACAAAATTCAACCGCAACTGGGATTGTTGTAGATTATAATAAACCAAATAACAAATTAATATTGCGTAATATGAAAGGCGCTTTTGTTGCCGGATCTCCAATTGTAGGAACTGCTAGCAGCACGTCATTAAACATCGTCAACTTTGATGCTATGGAAAATAAAGCTGATCCGTTTGATAATAACGTTATTATTGAAAATGAGGCCGATAACATATTGGACTTCACGGAAGATAATCCTTTTGGAACTCCATAATGTTATCTAATCAACATTTTTATCATAGAATAACTCGCAAAATAGTGGTTGCTTTTGGATCTTTGTTCAATAACTTGAGGTTGGTAAAATACAATCTTGCGGGTAACCAAGAAATAGAAAGAATCATAGTTCCTTTGACTTATGCATCAAAAGAAAAATTCTTTGTTCGTATTACTCAAGATCCAACGTTGTTTAAAGAAGTTTCTTTGACATTACCAAGAATGTCGTTTGATCTCAATTCAATTACATATGATCCACTAAGAAAAACTTCATCTTTTGTCGATTCGACTCCATCTGATGGTGGGATCATAAAAAGAGTAAAGAAAGTTCCGTATAATTTCGATTTTACCTTATACATTTACGTTAGAAACACTGAGGATGGAACTCAAATTGTTGAGCAAATTTTACCATATTTTGCTCCAGACTATACAGTAACAGTAGATTTGGTTAGTCTTGATGGGTTAAAATTAGATGTTCCTATTATTTTAAACAGTATTCAATATGAAGACGACGATTTAGGGTCGCCGGAAACAACCAGAACAATGACTTGGACCTTAACGTTCACAGCTAAGGGGTATTTGTTTGGATTAATTGATGGCGATGGAATCGGTGGTGGTAAATTGATTCGTAAAGTCACCGCCAATTTATATTCTCAAGTAGCCAGTACGGATAAAACATTCACTTTTAGTTCCGGGAATGGCGCGTTTAAAGTTGGCGAATTGGTTTATCAGGGCAACAATATCAATTCAGCTACGGCCACCGCATTTGTTAAACAATGGGAACCTTTATCCAATAATCTTATCGTATTTGATACCACTGGATCGTTTAATAAAGGGAAATTTATTACCGGCCTCTTAACCGGAGCCAAGTATAACGTCGCGACTTATTCGAATGAAGATTATAAAGTTGCAACTATTACGGTAGTTCCAGATCCATTAACTGCTAATGTTGGAGATGATTTCGGATTTACTACAACAATAACCGAATACGTTTAATATTCACTTGGTGATTTTATGATAGATATAGATAAAAATTTGGCTGATGTTTTGGGCACAGAATATATTCCTGCCGAAGAAACAAAATTTGAAGAAGACAAACAGCTGACCATACAACCTGAAAATAAAGTCGAAGAAGACGCTGACTTCGCTCGAAATAACCTGTATGGGTTAATTGAGAAAGGTAACGAAGCCTTGGGAGGTATATTAGAAGTTGCAAAACATTCTCAACACCCAAGAGCATATGAAGTTGCCGCTAATATGATTAAACACCTTTCAGATGTTACTGAAAAGTTAATGACAATTCAAAAACAACAGCAAGATATATTAAACGCATCAAACGCACAACAATTTGGCGGGATGGTCAGTATAGACAAAGCAGTGGTGTTTACTGGATCAACTTCTGAATTGTTAAAACAGATTAAGGCTGAAAACGCCAACGTATAATGGCTATAGCTAATAAAAATAAAAATTACCTAGCTAACCCAAACCTCAAAAAGGTTGGAGTTTCGGTAAACCTGAATGAAGAACAGATCAGGGAATATCTAAAATGCGTTAAAAGCCCAATTTACTTTATTGAGAATTACGTCAAGGTTATCACCTTGGACGAGGGTTTTGTTCAGATTGAACTATACCCATTTCAAAAAGAAGCAATAAGCGACATAAACAATAATAGAATGGTTTTGGTAAAGGCCGGTCGCCAGATTGGTAAAACCACAATGGTGGTTGGATATATTTTGTGGC